GATCGCGCCATTCGGCTAGGCAATTGCGCAGAAAGTTGTTTCGATCACTCGAAAACACACTCTCTCCAAGGGCCGAATTTGCAAACCGGCCATATTAACATCCTTATTTATTGTGCGCTATCGTTCCTTTAGCGTATTTACATCATGGCGTTAATCAGCAGAGCCGAAGCTGCGCGAGCATTGGGCGTCACACCGGAAGCCGTATACGCCGCCGTAAAAAGCGGAAGATTATCGGTCATACAAGGCCGTGATGGCAAGCCCCTAGTCAATAGCGAAACAATGCGAGAAGAGTGGGCAAGGAACACACAGACCAGAATTGGTATGGGTCCGAAGGCGCCTGGGCCTGGCAAGGAGAAAAAGCCGTTGCGTAGCCGTGAAGAGCGAATGGCATCAAGAGAGGAGCCAAGGATTAGTCGCACTAGTGAGTCGATCCCTGACTACGACGAGAGCAGAGCCCGCACAGAGCATTTAAAAGCTGAGTTGCTTGAGTTGGACAGGCAGCAGAAAGAAGGCATGTTAGTTAAGGCTGAAGAGATCGAACATGAATGGGTTGAGATAATCACTCGCGCAAGAACAAAGCTACTGGGTATCCCGACAAAGGCAAAACAACGGATACCAGATTTAGACACAGATGCAATTGGCGTATTGGATGATATTGTTCGTGAAGCTTTAGAAGACCTTGCTGTTGACAGTGAATAACGCAGAAAAGCTCAGAAAAGCGGCATTTTTGGCGTTTAAGCCGCCAAAGAAGATGACTTTGAGCGAATGGGCGGATAATTACGCATATTTAAGCGCAGAATCAAGCGCAGAGGGCGGTAGATGGCATACGCTCCCTTATCAGAAGGGAATCATGGATGCAATTACGAATCCAAAGATTGAGCAGATCACTGTGATGAAAAGTGCCCGTGTCGGGTACTCAAAAATCTTGAATCACGTTGCGGCGTTCCATATTCACCAGGATCCATGTCCAATCATGATCGTGCAGCCCACGATCGAGGATGCGCAGGGATATTCAAAGGAAGAGATCGCGCCGATGTTGCGTGATACGCCTTGTCTGCGCGGCGTCGTGAGTGAGGCGAAGTCTAAGGATGGCGCGAACACGATCCTGCAAAAGCAGTTCCCTGGCGGGAGCTTGAGCTTGGTCGGCGCAAACTCACCACGCGGCTTCAGGAGGGTGAGCCGTCGTGTTGTGTTGTTTGACGAGATTGATGGCTATCCAGCATCAGCTGGCACCGAGGGTGACCAGATCAAGCTTGGTATCCGCCGTACGGAGTATTACTGGAATCGCAAGATCGTTTCCGGCAGCACGCCAACGGTGAAGGATTTCAGCCGTGTGGAGCGTATGTTCCTGCAGGGCGATCAGCGTCGATATTTCGTGCCGTGCCCCGACTGCGGTCACATGCAGTACTTGAAATGGGCAAACATCAAGTGGCGAGATGACGACCCCGATACTGCGAGTTATGCGTGCGAAGGATGTGGCGTGTGGATCCCTGCGTCGAAAAAGCGTTGGATGGTTGAACGCGGTGAGTGGCGGCCCACCGCGCCAGGGAACGGCAAACATGTGTCGTTCCACATCTGGGCAGCTTACAGCTATAGCCCTAATGCAACTTGGCAGAACTTGGTTGAGGAATTTCTGGACGCAAAGAATGACGCAGAGCAGTTGAAGACGTTTGTCAATACGGTCTTGGGTGAGACGTGGGAGGACGAGTATGCGTCGAAGGTTGGCGCGGATGCTTTGAGTGAACGTGCTGCGATTGAGGAGTACCAGCAGGGCAATGTGCCGAGTGAGGCTTTGCTGCTGACTATTGGTTGCGACGTGCAGGATGATCGCTTGTCGCTGAGCGTTTGGGGTTGGGGTCGCGAGGAAGAAGGGTGGCTGATTGATCGAGTGAAAATTTATGGTGATCCGTCTCGTGGTGAGGTATGGAAGCAGTTGGACGAGATTTTGCAGGCACCGTATCCGGGTGATGGCGATCGGAAGCTGAAGCCAATGGTGGTTGCGATTGACTCTGGCGGCCACCACACGGCTGAGGTGTATCAGTACGCAAGGGAGCGTCAGGGTCTAGGCGTGGTTGCAATCAAAGGCATGTCTACGAAGAACAAGCCACCGATTGGAAAAGCAAGCAAGGTTGACCTGAATGCAAACGGGAAGACGCTGAAGAAGGGTGCTCAGGTATTTCCGGTGGGCTCGGACACGATCAAGTCACTGCTATTCGGCAGGTTGAAGCACAATGACCCTGGCGCAGGGTATCTGCATTTTTACCCAACAGTCGATAACGATTATTTCGAGGAGTTGACGGCAGAAAAGCAGATCATGCGATTCAAGAATGGATTCCCTGAAAGAATCTGGGTAAAGAAGAGCAGCGCAAGAAACGAAGCGCTGGACGAACTTGTTTATGCGTATGCAGCGTTAAATCGGGTTTATCAGATCAAGGATCGCAGAACACTTTGGGATCAAATGGAAAAAGCACCTGAAGAAAGAAAGGAACGCCGCAGCGTACAGATCAAAAAGAGTGGAAGGAGTTTCGTCAATCAGTGGTAAGAGTTAGACTTTTGCATATCAGTCGATAATTTTGTCGATGGCGATCCCACCATCCATAACAAGTGGCGTGGATGCGGTGTGGACTGATGCCGAGACAGTTGATGTTTTTGGCGACGCAGTAACTAGCACCACTCATACGCTTACTTATTACTTTCGCCTGAACACTGCAGGTGAGGGTGTTACTGCTACTGCGGTTGCGTATAACAGCGGCTGGAAGACCGTGCTATCAGCAGCAGTGACTGGCGCGATGGATGCCAGTACTGACTGGTATTTCCAAGCAGTCGCGACAAAGATCAGCGACGGCACGATTCAGGAGTACAGCCGAGGGCAGATCGAGGTCAAGCCTTCACTGGCTTATTCCGGCACCCCTAGTGCATTTGATGGCAGGTCACAGGCAGAGCAAGACCTAGATGCAGTTAAGGCTGCAATCAGAAGCCTAATTAGCGGTGGAGCTGTATCTGAGTACAGGATCGGGAATCGAAACCTGAAAAGGTACGAACTATCTGAATTACTTGAGCTTGAGTCAAGGCTAAAGTCAATTGTGGCCAAGGAGAACAAAGCCAAGCTGATCGCCTCTGGTCTTGGTGATCCACATAATCTTTACGTTCGATTCGATCGAGGCTGATGGGACTTCGTACACGATTTCTTAGAAGGCTCGGATTGCAGCCTATTCCGCAGCAACAGCCTCGTCGTCGGCGCCGTAGTTACGCAGGCGCAATTATCTCGCGACTAACGAATGATTGGATGAGCACTCAGTCGAGTGCTGATGCCGAGATTCGCAACAGTTTGCGCAAACTGCGCGATCGTTCGCGCGAAATGGTACGGAACAATCCGTACGCAAAGCAAGCGAAACGTACAACGCAGATAAACGTTGTCGGTAGTGGCATCAAGCTGCAATCACAAGTGCAGCAGATTCGCAGTCGCAAGCCAAGCGAAGCGATCAATCGACTGATCGAGGAGAAGTGGAGTCTCTGGACTCGTGCTCAGCATTGTGATGTTGCTGGTCGGCACAGCTTCCACATGATGGAATGGCTGGCGACTGGTGCATTGCCAGAGTCAGGTGAAGCGCTATTCAGGATTATTCGTCGTCCGTTTGGCGGCAGTCGAGTGCCCTTGGCGCTTGAGATGCTTGAGTCCGACGTTTTGGACGAAGAGTATCAGGGTCCAACGCTTGCTAAGAGGAATGAGTGGCGGATGGGCGTTGAGGTCAACGAATGGGGCCGCCCTGTGCGGTACGCATTTTTGACTCGCCATCCAGGTGATTACTGGTTCCAGAACGCACCACAGAAAGGCGACAAGCACGTATTTTTGCCCGCAGAGGATGTAATCCATCTGTTCATCCCAGAGCGTCCGCAGCAAAATCGCGGTGTGCCGTGGTTCCACCCTGTGATGAGCGATGCACATCAACTGCAGGGTTATGAGGAGGCTGCAGTAATCCGCGCCCGTGCTGGAGCATCGATCATGGGATTCGTTACGAGTCCTGAGGGCGAGCTTGAAGGTGATGACGTTGAAGACGGTCGCCGGATTTCAGAGTTTGAGCCTGGGATGTTCAAGTATCTGGAGCCCGGTCAAAACGTAACGGTGCCGAACATCGACTCACCGGATCAGCAGTTTGAGATGTTTGTGCGCAATAAGGTGCGCAGGTTTGCAAGTGGTTTTGGTTGTAGCTATGAGACCCTGAGCCGTGACTTTAGTGAGACGAATTACAGCAGCTCAAGGTTGAGCTTGCTTGAGGATCGCGAGCATTGGAAAGTCGTTCAGGCTTATCTGATTGAGCACTTCCACAATCGTGTGTTCCGCGAGTGGCTGAACCTTGCGGTATTGGCAGGGGAGTTGCCTTTTGATGACTATGACACTCGCCCTGAGCGTTACGACTCTCCTCGTTGGATGGCTCGTGGCTGGGATTGGGTTGATCCGCTGAAAGAGGCTAAGGCTTATCGCGAGATGGAGCAGGCCGGTTACATGACGAAGGCGCAAATTGTCGCGAAGCTAGGCGGCGATTTTTACGACAACCTTACTGAGTTCGCTCGAGAGCAACAAACAGCAAGTGATCTTAATGTTGAGCTTGACCGCGACATCATTGAGCAGCCGCCGGAGGTAATCGAGTAATGCCTGCAATGCCGACCGAGGGGATGCGCGAAGAAGCGCAGCGTTATAGGGACTGGAAAGAAGAAGGCCGCAAGGGTGGCACCTCTTACGCTGCTCGACGCGCTGGTCAGATCTTGAGCGGTGATGAGTTAAATGATGAGACCATTGTGACCATGAGCGCATGGTTTGCACGTCATGAAGTAGACAAAGACGCTGAAGGATTTAGCCCTGGAGAGGAGGGTTATCCATCGCCAGGTCGTGTGGCATGGGCTGCATGGGGTGGTGATGCAGGTAAAAATTGGTCTGATCGACTTGTTGAGGCTATGGATCGCACAATTGACACTGAAGAGAGAGCAGAGCCTGATGGGCTCAAGGTTGGAGACTTCGTTCGCTGGAACACTCCCGGAGGCAACGCGCAAGGCAAGATCACGAAGGTAATTCGTGATGGACAGCTTGACGTACCTGGCGCAGAAGTTGTTATCAACGGCGAAGAAGACGATCCCGCAGCGCTAATTCAAATTTATCGCGAAGGAAGCGAAGGCTGGCGCGAGACCGATGTTTATGCTGGGCATCGCTTTAGTACACTGAAAAAGATCGCAGCATTACGCGCAATGGAAGTTAATCCTGAAGCGCCAGAAGTTATCGCAGAGGAAGAACCCAAAAAGGATCTAACTCGCGAAATTGAAGGCTCAAAGTTCCAGCGTGTTGAATCCACAAGTTTCAACATGCTTGACGATCGGAGCATGGAATTTCCATTCAGCTCCGAATATCCCGTGGCTCGTTATTTCGGCAACGAAGTCTTGAGCCATGAGATGGAGTCCGCGAATCTTTCGCGGCTCAATGACGGCGCACCGTTGCTGTTCAACCATGACCCAGATCGCATGATCGGCGTTGTCGAGCGTGCATGGATCGATGGTGGCAAGAAACGCGGTTATGCCAAAGTGCGTTTCTCGCGCAATAAATTTGCGCAAGAAGTGCTTGAAGACGTTCGCGATGGAATCCTTCGCGGCGTTTCTTTCGGTTACTCCATCGATAAGATGGAGGAGCGCGAAAGTGATTTCGTAGCGACCAATTGGTCGCCTTACGAAGTTAGTGTTGTCAGCATTCCTGCTGATCCAACCGTAGGAGTTGGGCGTTCTTTAGAGGACACCAATTCTGAGCCTGCGGCTTCAACCGCATCTCCTGTAAACACTATGACTGAATCCGTCATGGATAACACTCCTGACCTGGAGGTGATCCGGTCCGAGGCCGTAGAGGCCGAGCGTAACCGGACTTCTTCTATCTCAAAGCTGGGCGAGCGTCATGCTCTACCTGATCTGGCACGTGAACTGATCGACGGCGGCAAGTCTGTCGATGAGGCCCGTGCTGCATTCCTCGAAAAAATCGGCACCCAACCCGTGGAACACAGCATCACCGCCAACGACCTTGGCTTGACCGAAAAGGAGACTCGCTCCTTCAGCTTCGTTAAAGCTCTGAACTTCCTGGCTAACCAGGGCGATGCTCACGCTCGTCGTGAAGCTGAGTTCGAGATTGAAGTTGGCGAAGCCGCAGCCAAGAAATACGAGCGTTCTTCTAACGGCATTGTGGTGCCTAACGAAGTTCTCCGTCGTGATCTGGTTGTAGGCACTCCTACCGCCGGTGGTGATTTGGTTGATGACGTGCTGCTGTCCGGCAGCTTCATTGATCTGCTGCGCAACCGCCTGTCGATTTCACAGGCCGGTGCAACCATGCTGACTGGTCTGCAGGGCAACATTTCTATCCCGCGCCAGACTTCAGCTGCAACGGCTTACTGGGTTGGAGAAAATTCTTCACCTACCGAAAGCCAGCAGGCAGTCGATCAGGTGAACATGAGCCCCAAAACCGTGGGTGCTTTTGTTGACTACTCCCGTCGTCTTCTGCTTCAAAGCAGCATCGACGTTGAAGGCATGATCCGCAATGATCTTGCTCGTGTGATTGCTCTGGAAATTGACCGCGCTGCTATCTATGGCACCGGCTCTTCCAACCAGCCTCAAGGTCTGACCCTTGTTAGCGGCATTGGCGCTGAGACTCTTACCGGCTTCGGTAGCTTCTCTGAGTACATCGCGATGGAAACCGATGTTGCCGCAGCTAATGCTGATGCTGGCAGCCTGCGTTACATCATCAACGCTTCTGCTCGTGGCGCTCTGAAGTCCACCGAGAAAGCAACCAACACTGCTCAGTTCGTTTACGAGAACGACCAGATCAACGGCTATCCCGTGATCGTGTCCAACCAGCTCCAAAACAACGACGCACTGTTTGGCGACTTCTCCATGTTCATCATGGGTATGTGGTCTGGCTTGGATCTGACTGTTGATCCTTATGCTGGCGCTACTGCTGGTACTGTCCGCGTGATTGCACTGCAGGACATTGATTTCGCAGTGAAGCAGCCTACTGCTTTCTGTTTCGCAACCTGATTCTCATGAGAGTCGAGATCACACGCAATGTGATGATCAACGGAGAGCCTGTGAAAGCAGGCTCTTTTGTTGAAGTTGAGCAAAGCATTGCGACCTTGCTGATTACCGGCGACAAGGCGAAGGTTGCTCCAAAGGAAGCGCCAAAGCCGGAACTGGAAATCCAGCAAAAGCCCGTGTCAAGACGTGGGCGTCAAAAAAAATCTTCCGCTGAAGACTAATGGCCATTCTTTCTGTTGGGCTTGAAAAGCTCTCCCATTTTGCGCTTGCTCCTACTGCTGAGCGCACTGCTGATCTTGACGGCACTGCCGTTGATCTGAATGATTACGAAGGCGATGTTGTTGTGATTCTCGATGTCGAGAATGGCGGCACTTCAACTTTGGACGTGAAGATCCAGTCTAGTGATACGTCTGGCGGCACTTACTCTGATGTAACCGGCGCTGCATTCACCCAGGTCAGCACCTCCGCTAGCAAGCAGGTTTTGGTTTTCGCTAAGAGCGATGCCAAGCGTTATGTGAAGGTTGTGTCTACAACTTCTACTTCCACTCACACCTATAGCGTTAATGCTTTTGGTGCGCTGAAGTACGCTTGATAGTTTTATGCGCCTAGCATAAAGTTAGGCGCTTTTTCATGCTTTGATAAGGCCAGCCAGTTATGATGTTCGAGTAAGGAGCTAGGCGACAGATGAGCCTTCCACGAATCGGTGGCTTTTCGGCCCCAGCAACTGCAGATTTTGCGGATCTTGACTACGACGGCAGCGATCGGCTGATCACGATCACTTACAAGCAGGGTGGTTCTGGTGGCTATGTCGTTGGTGTTTTGAATATTACTTATGTCAGCACGACCACCAACGTCGATACAATCTTCTGGAGTTAAGCGATGAGCTATAAGTTCAACCCGTTGGTCAGCCTTGGCCTTGATCAAATCGCCAGCTATGACGCCTTAAATCTTCTAGGTACTGTCGCGAATCAAGCGGCGTTGCCTGGTGGCGCAACGACTGGTGACGTTTATCAGGCAGAAGATACAGGGATCTTCTACGTGTGGGATG